TTCCGCCCAGGATCCCTGCCCGTTGAAGGTAAGGCACCGCGCCTGTTTATGTACCACGATGCTTCAATGCCAGTTGGTGTGGTCACCGAACGCGTGGACACCGAACAGGGCATGATGTTCACAGCCAAAATCAGCGCCACCACATTGGGAAATGACGCACTTGTAATGGCCGCGGACGGCACGATTGACCAGGTCAGCGTTGGCGTAAACCCAACCAAATTTTCTTACGATGAAGCAGGAACCATGATTATTGAAGCAGCCGAATGGCAGGAACTAAGCCTGGTACCAATCGGCGCATTTGGCGATATGGCCAACATCTCACAAGTGGCTGCAAGTATCCACCAACAGCCAGAGGAAATCAGCAATACTGAAACACAGGAACCGATTGAAAAGGAAACAGAAATGTCCGAACCAGTAGCACCAGCAGTTGAAGCAACAATCCCAACCGCACCAATTTTCGCACAAGCCAAAAAAGAATTTGTATTGCCATCAGCAGGCGAATTTATGGCTGCCTATCACATGGGTGGTGACACTTTCCAAAACATGAACAAAGCAGTTGCAGAGTACAGCGCCTCACAGCGCACCGCGTTGCAAGCAGCAGCAGGTGATGTGCTTACATCTGACACACCTGGTTTGCTACCTGTTCCCGTACTTGGGCCTCTTGTACAGGATCTAAATTTCCTTCGCCCAGTAGTCGAAGCGGTTGGCGCACGCGCTTATCCAGATGGCGGACGTTCAAAAACTTTTGTTCGCCCAACCATCACAACACACACCAGCGTTGCTACACAATCAACTGAATTGTCAGCAGTATCTGCAACCACAATGGTCATTGCGTCAAATTCGGTGAGCAAAACTACGCTAGCGGGCCAGGTGTCTTTGAGCGCACAGGATATTTCGTTCACCAACCCCGAAGCAATGGGCTTGATCTTGAATGACTTGATGGGCGAATACATGATCGCATCAGACAACAAAGCAGCAGATGACATGCTTACCGCTGCAAACTCATCTGGTGTGTGGGACGGAACAGTTGCCGACCTGCTCAAGTCTGTTTACGACGCAGCAAACGACATTTCAAGCAACCGTAACTGGTTGCCGACACACATGTTTGTTTCGGTTGACGTATGGTCGCAATTAGGTCAACTTGTTGACACAACCAACCGCCCAATTTTCCCTTTCATTGGTGCAGGCCTCACAGGTCAAAACGCACTAGGCGGCGGAAATGCAACATCATGGAACGGCACGCCACTTGGCTTGCAGTTGGTAGTTGACAGCAACTTTGCTTCAAAAACCATGATCATCACCCGCGTAGGTCAAGGTCAGGGCGATGCTTACGAATTCTATGAAAGTATTCAGGGATTGCTTAGCGTGGACACGCCATCAACTTTGGGCAAAACTTTCTCATTCCACGGCTACGTTTCAACCTTCGCAGCAATTGGTGGAATGATCCGCAAGATCACCCAGGCCTAGTTGAAAGGCGGCCTAACCGCCAATGGCTACTTACACAGTCACCAACAAATACCTGGTTGACAATTACGCAGTCCTGCAATTACTCACCCCCAATGAAATTGCAGTTGGCCAGTCCATAACCGTGGCAAGTGTTGATGCAACGTTCAACGGTACCTATTCCGTTTACGCGCTGCCACAATACTTGTTCATGGGTGTGGACACCGAAGGCGATTTGATATTTGACTATCAGATCTCAATTGAAAATCAGGTGCTGTACGCCAAAACCGCTAGCGATGTTATTCGCGTTGCAGCATCAGGAACCGTTGCATATAACCCTGTTTGCACATGGATCACGGCAACAAACATTGAAGATTGGTTAGGCATTGGAACCGCTACCGCAGCGGACACCACATTTCTGACGCAATGCGCCAGCGCTGCTAACGCTTTTTGTTATCGCAGACGGCAAGAAGCAGGCTATGTTGACAGCCTCACAACCAGCCCATCTGGTGACGTGACGCTAGGAACAATTCAATATGGTGGCGCGCTATACCGTCAACGCGGATCAATTGATGTGTTTGCATCATTTAGCGAAATGGGCACAGCACCAACCACAGGCCTGTCCCCAATCATCAAACAATTGCTAGGTATCTCACGCCCGCAGGTGGCCTGATGCCCGTTGCATACACAGACCTGTTCAATGAGGCGCTGGACGATCTGAAAACCAAATTGGAAACCATTACAGGTTTGCAAGTAGTAACAGATCCCCGAAACCTTGTACCGCCATGCGCGTTCATTGGTGCCTGCTCATTCGAAGCATGGAACTACAACATTGTCAAAATCAGTTGGCCAATCCAGATCATTTCAATGGGGCCAGCAAACCTAGACGCAATGCGTAATCTGCTAAACCTCACCGCAGGCGTTTTGGCAGGCGTTGGATCCGTCACAGCTGGCCGTCCAACCACCGTTGACATTGGCGGCGTGATGTTGCCCTGCTATGAATTGACCGTGATGCAACAGGCGCAAACAGCATGAAATATGTGATCATTTCCCCACGTCTAGGAACACCAGGTGACATATTTGATGCAGGTGATGAAAACGTGGATCATTTGTTGGCTGGCGGGTTTATCAGACAATCCACCGACAAAGCACCAAAACCATCTAAAGTAAAAACCAAACCTAAGGAGTAGAAACCACATGGCAACCAGCACCCTGTTGAGCAATCCAAAAGTCCAAATTGGCACAGTCATTGGAACAATTGTTGACCTCACCGATCAAAGCACCGCAGCAACATTGACGCGCACAGTCGAAGCATTAGAGGACACCGCATTTGGTACGGGATCACGCACCTACACCGCAGGGCTTGAAAACAACGAATTGACCGTGACCATGTACATGTCCTATGCAGCATCAGAAACGTATGCAAGTCTCAAAGACATTGTGGGAACAAAATGCACCGTAAAAGTAAATCCTGCATACGGATCAGGTGACAGCGCGACAAACCCAGGTTTCATTTTGACTGACACCTATTTGGAAAGCCTGCCAGTAATCAACGCATCACTAGGCGAACTCACAACCGTGGATCTGACGTTTCAGGGCGGTGTGTACAGCGTTGACGTAACAGCATAAATTTCAATAACACAAACTAGACGGAAGGATTGAAATGAAAATCAAATTGCGTATCACGCTGAACGAAAACACCCCACCGCGTGAGGTAACCACAAACCTGTTGGTGATCAGCGAATGGGAAAAATCAGAAAACCGCAAAGTATCTGATGGCCGTGGCATCGGTGTCAATGACATGGTGTGTTGGGCGTTTCATTTGTACAAGCTGGCGGGCGAAACTATGCCAGCCACATGGTCTGAATGGTTGAAACAAAACCCAGACATGGACATTGAAGCGGTGGACACAACAGACCCAAACCCTACGGACGCGGCACCTACCGCCGCCAACTAGCCGAAGTTTTGGTGGCTGTCGGTTGGTGGCCGCCACATATCGAATTTGACACCCGCGATTTGCAAACAGTCATTACTGTGTTGAATAAGCAAAACAAGGGAAAACGATGAGCGCTACCGCACAAATTGAGGTTTACGGATTGAAGGAAGCGCTGAAACAATTGCGCCAGGTTGACCCAGAATTACGCAAGACCATAAACAAAGAGGCAAAGGAACTAGCCAAACCTGCCATTAATGATGCAAAGGCCAGTTATCCGCCGCGCTTGCTGTCTGGTATGGAACGCAATTGGACGCAGCGCGGAAACCAAAAATTCCCGTACAGCCAACAAAAAGCACAGCGCGGTGTTGGTGTCAAAGTGGACACCAGCAAACGTAATTCCAGCACCATAGCCATTGTTCAAAAAGATCCTGCCGCTGCCATCATTGATATGGCTGGTAAACAGGGCGGATCGAATGCCCAGGGCGCACGTTTTATTTCAGCGCTGACGTTGCAATTTGGTTTACCTTCGCGCGTCATGTGGCCTGCGTATGACCGCAATGCGGGCGCTGTTGAACAAAACATGGTTGAATTGGTGGGACGCGTAATGGACGCTGTCAACAGAAATTTGGTGATGTAATGGCAATCAAAATTCCGATCATTTCCGAATTTGACAGCAAGGGCATTGATAAGGCTGTAAAGGAATTCCAAAGCCTTGAAGGTGCTGGCGCAAAGGCTGGTTACGCCGTCAAAAAGGCCGCCCTGCCTGCCGCTGCCGCTGTTGGCGCGTTGGGGTATGCGTTGGCTGGTGCGACAAAAGCAGCAATGGAAGATCA